CAAAGTTAGCAGAGTTGGCCCGATTGGTTTCTCGGGCACGGGGGTCCCAGGGCCTACGGCACCGTGTTGTCTCACGTTGACCCCTGCCGACATGGGTGTGAGCGGCGCGCTGACACTCGTCTTGTTCGTGTTGCTGCGACTTCGTCGAAAGAAAGCGGTGACCCGTGCGTAACCTACTCGCGTTCCTCAGCGCCCTTGTCGTCCTCGCGTCGTCGGGGACGGCGTGGGCCGCGTATACCCCCAAGGCGACACAGAACGCGTCGAACACCACCTTGGGGAGCGCGGATTCTCGCACCCTCGCGTACCCGCAGACCATCGCCATCGGTGACATCATGATTGTCGCGGGGGCGGCATGGGGTGCTACCGGAGCACCTGCGTCCGTCGCCGTGACGGGATCGCGCGGTACGTTCACCGTGCATAGCTGTGTCAGCGCTGATGCCAGCGTGCGTCTGTTCATCGCGTGGTCCCGCGCCACCTCCGCAGGCGCCGAAACGATCACGGTCAATCCCGCGGGGGCCTCGTCGGACTTCTCGTGGAGTCAGACCGTCTTCACAGGGGCGTTGCCCGCCATTGATGTCGACGCGGGATGCGCCACGGGCACCGGAACGGCACCCGCGGGTTCTGTTACCCCAACAGCGTCCAATGATCTGTTGCTCGGTGTGATGACGCACAACGGATCGAGCGGTATGAGCCTCGCTCCCGGTACGAACTACACGCAGTTTGGTGAGCAAGAGCAGAACACTTCGACGCAGGCCCATAACGCCATTTACCGCGTGGCGACGACTCCCACGTCGTACAGCGTCGCGTGGGTGACGGGTTCGGCCACGTGGGACGTGCTGCGGATCGCGCTCAAGGGCGCCGCGACGACGTTCAGCACCGACTCAGCGTCGCCACCGCGGCCGACGATCAACGGTACGCCGTTCTTCCCCCGCATCGCGTATGACAGCGGCGAGTCGTCGAACTTCGCGGACATCTCTGTTGCCAACCTGAACCTCGGTCAGTACAAGTTTACGCACTACTTGAACTACCAGTTCGGCCCCTTGTCGAAGGTGCTGCCGCAACTGACTCCGCTCCCGCCGCTAAACATGTATGGCTTCGCGACGGGCAACTCCGTTACCACATTCCCGGCGCTCGTCATCCCCACAACGGCGCCAACGCCGGCCAATGGAGCCGCGGGTAACGTCGACGTGGGTGCGCACTCGTACAAGGTGTCGTTCACCATTCCGGCAGTCAACGGGTTGGGGAACCACTTCGAGACACAAGTGGGGCCTGCGTCAACTCAGGTCACGGTCTCGTCGACCGCGAAGCAGATCAACCTGACGAATATCCCGCTTGGTATCCCCGGGACGTTTGGTCGCAAGATCTATCGCACTGTCGCTGGGGACACGGGTGCGTATAAGCTCGTCTTGGAGCTGACGAACAACACCGCCACGTCTGCCGTCGACAACATCGCTGATGTCAACCTCGGGGCCGATGCCCCTGCGCCTGGGTCAACGTTTGCGGTCACGGAGAACCCGCTCGTCAGTGGCGTTCCGTTCCGCACGCACTTCGACACTCTCGCGGAGGGCGCGGGTGGGTTCTACATCACTGACGAGCCTCAGGCGCAGGCTAGCGGGTTCGGACTGCTGGAGAACATCCTGTACTGGCGCGCCATCGCTGAAGCGGAGATGCCGCATCTGCCGCGCTTCTACGCGCTGTTTCCCGAGGGACCGCTGTCACCCGAAACGTCGCCTGGGTCCGGTGTCGAGTCCGTCAACGGCAGCGTCGGGTTCACCGAGCACCTCATCTCTGTGGCGAACCCGTACTGGTGGATGCGGCAGCTTCCGCCCGGTGGAAACGACTGGATCGGCGACGATATTTATGTAAATTTCCACAACGAAACGACGCCCGGCACGGGCGTGTTCGAGCAGGGTGGGTTCCCGCACTTCCTCGTCGCGGATCGTGCGGCGTTCAACGTCCACGCGGCGACGCTGTACCAGAAGGTCCCCGTCCTGACGTTGCAACTGTTCGGCCCGTTCCAGCAGGGGCGGTTCCCGTCGCCCGAGGAGATGTGGCAGCACACCACCATGGCCGTCGCCGAGGGCATCAGGGGTCTGGCGTGGTGGCAAATCGGCACCAACTTGGGCCTGCGCGACCAGACAGAGCCGACGAAGACGAACGCCAACACGGCGCTCATCAACATCACGACGTTCCTGCAGCAGAACGAGACGCAGATCCTATCGACGCCCATCACGGGGCGGCTGACGAACAGCACCCAGTCGGGGACGGCGCTGAACTGGCGCAAGAACATCCTGCCGACTGTCGCCAACGGATCGCGGCAAACGAGCTTCGGGACGGGAGGGCGCGGGTTGTATATCGCGGAGCTGAACGCTCTCAACGCGGGTGTCACACAGTGGAGCCCGATGTTGGACCAGAACGGCGACGTCCGCATGCGTGTGTTCCAGTCGCCCACGAACCCCCTCAGCTTCCTCGTCTTCGCGTACAACTATCACCCGTCGCCGCGGAGCAGCGTCGTGTTCACGTTCGATCAGGCCGTTGGCAGCGTCACCGTGGTCGATGAAGCGCGCACCATCACGCCGTCTGGCTCGACGTGGACGGACAACTTCGGTGGCGCCAGCTCGCTGCTGAAGGGCCCGAACCGCGCGTCACACATCTATCAGGTGACGCTTATCAACACGCCGCCCACGGACCCGACGTTCTTCACCTGTACGGGTGTCACGTCCAGTGTCACGTCGTGCACGTGGACCGCGTCGTCGGATGCGGAGCCCATCACGTACTCGCTGGAGCGGTCACCGGCCGTGGGATGCACCGGGTTCTCCGTCGTGGCGACGACATCGAGCACCTCCGCGCTCGTCACAGGCATGGCGCCGAACGACACACGCTGCTACCGCGTGCGCGCCACCGATGGGACAGGCTTCAGCGGGTACTCGGGGTCGTTCCTCGCCACCACGCTGCCACTGCAGTCGGTCGTGTGGCATTGGACCGATCTGAGCACGGACGAGACAGCGTTCGCGCTCGTGAAGTGCGAGCCGGTGTACCCGGCGACGACCTGCGACCCGACCGGCAACACGCCGTTCACGACCGTGGGGCCCGGGATTGTGGACTTCACCGATACTGCCTCCCCGAAGCCGACGGTCTGCGGAGCTGTGAAAGCCCAGAAAACGGGCGCCTCCGATTCAACGTTCACAGCGACGGTCTGTGCCACTGCGGGGGCTGGCGGGCCAACGATCCCCAATGCGCCGAGTAACCTTCGCGTGAATAACACGTTGAACCCGACAGCGGTGTGGTCAGATCTGTCTACGGATGAAACTGGGTTCAAATTGGAGTCTCGGGCGGCCTGTGGCAGTGGGTCCTATGCTCAGGTTGCGACTCCAACGGCGAACGTGACGTCTCAGCTTCTGGCAACTCCGTCGACTGCGCTCGTCCAAGTTCGTATTCGTGCGACCAATGCTGCGGGCGACTCTGCCTACTCAAATGAATATTGCTGGAGCCGGTGGGGGCATAGCACCACGGGTCTGCAGAGCCCGCCGCCGACGCACGGCGCTGGACTCACGCCACCGGCCCATGGGAGCCTACCGTAATGGCCGATGGACTGTTCGGACTCGCGGGACTGTTCTTCGGCGGGGAGTTTACCCCGCCACCTCAGCCTGAGCCGGGGCCGACGCCCACGCCGACGCCGCCGAGTGCCACCTCTGTGTTCATCACCGTCCGGGCCGTGCGCTGCGTCCACGCCACCCCGGCGATGGCGGCGCGCGTGAATCGCGTTTTCCTGGTGTGATGTGGCCGCGCAGACCGATCTAGAGACGCTGGCCGCTGAATCACTCCGGTTGCTAGAGGGCTGGCTCTACCAAGGGACAGTCAAGCTGGCGTCGGGGCGCGAAGTTACGTGCGCCGAAGCGGACGAGCAGGGTCTGCTGCGGCTGGCGATGGACCTCTCGAAGCGCGTCGCCACCAAGCGCCGTATGTCGATCAACCCCGATTCGCTGCGGCCCAAGGCGACGGCGGTGGAGGGTAAAGGTGAAGCGTCCCAAGCGCCCCAAGTGTCCTAAGCTCGTCATGGTCCTCTGGTTGGACGCTGTCGGTGACCGCAACGACGACGACGGCGCCGGCAAGCCCCTGCTGCCCGTTCCCTGTCTCAGCGTCGGCTGGTGCATCGAAGACAAGCAGACGCACATCAAGCTCGCGTCCGAGCTGATCTCCGGTGGCGAGTACCAGGAGGTGACGGTCATCCCGCGGGGCATGGTCAAAGCCATCGCCGCCAAGCCGTTCAAGCTGCCCGCGGAGTTCCGCGAATGGGCGTCTGATTGAGTTACCTCGATCTCTTCCCCCTCGGGGCCGATGGGTCCCGCATCCTGCTACCGCACCAACAGGAGTTCCTGGACAGCCAAGCCAAGTACATCGGCGCTGTCGGCGGGTACGGTAGCGGGAAGACCCTTGCCGCCTGTATCTTCGGCGTCCAGTTGACCCTGTCCATCCCCGGCAACCTCGGCATCGTGTGCAGGCGCTCGTACAGCAAACTGCATGACTCGACACAACGCATCTTCATGGAGGTGCTGGACCGCACAGGTGTGGAGTGGATCGGCAAGGAACAGCGGGACGGCTGGTACCACCGCATCATCATCCCTTCCATGTCGTCCGAGGTCGTCTTCAGAGAGACGAAGGATATCGGCCGCTTCCTCGGGCCGGAGTACGGGTGGTTCTACATCGACGAGGCACAGGAGGAGCCCGAGGACACCTTCACGAAGCTCATGGGGCGTTTGCGTCTGCCGCGGGCGGCACAGTACCTGAAGGGTTTCCTGACGACGAACCCGCCGACGGCGACGCACTGGTTCGCCAAGGTGTTCGGGGAGCCAGGTCAGAAGTGGCGCAACGGCTCGCTGTACCACTGCATCCGCTCCAGCTCGCGGCAGAACCCGTTCCTGCCCGAGCAGTACATCAAGGACTTGGAGGCCAACTACCCCGCGTCCGAGGTGAAGCGCATCATCGAGGGGTTCTACGGGTTCAGCTTCGAGGGGCGGCCTGTGTACGCGCCGCCGTTCGAGTTCGCCAAGCACGTTGGCGCTCCGCCCATCCACCCCCTGACCACCTTCAGGGCGTGGGACTTCGGGTTCCGCTGTCCCGCATGCACGTGGCACCAGCTCGTGCGCTGCCGCCTAGGGCGCATCCACTGGCACACCATCGCCGAACTCGTGATGCAGAACTTGGAGTCGGAGGATTTCGCCCGCGAAGTGCTGAAGCTGTCCAAGGACCTGTTCAAGGACACCGTCTCCCCCCATATGTGGGTCGACATCGGGGACGCGGCGGGGGCTCAGGTGTCGGAGAAGGGACCCGGGCCGATCATCCGGCTGCAGCAGCCTCCGTGGAACCTCAAGTTCCGGTACCGCAAGATCCCCAACATTGACCCGGGGTTGGACCTCGTCCGCGAAGTCCTACGGAAGCCCATCTGCGGCTGTGGCTTCCCCACGTACCTCGTCCATCGACGCTGCCGCGACACGATCGACATGTTCGCCGGGGGGTACCACTACGCCCGCCTGTCGCCCGGCAAGGCCCGTCCGTCCGATGAGAAGCCGCAGAAAGACCTGTACTACGACAACATCGGCGACACCGTCCGGTACTTTGGGGAGCTGGCCTACCGCATGGCGGCCCGGGACCCCGCCTTCATCCGGGACCTGGAGGAGGCTGGAAACATGCGCCCGACGGCCCCTACACTGAGTACGGCATGGATGGGCGAATGACGGGAGATCACATTGGCTAGCGATCCGCAACGGCCTGTAACGAGTGCAGCACAGGACCAGCCGAAGGCGCAGCAGGAGCGCATCCAGGTCTACGAGTCCATGATTATCGACGTGCGCTCGCGGGCCCTGCCCATCCACGAGGCGTGGCTTCGCTTCCATGCCGCCTTCCTAGCGCAGCCGACGCGGCAGCAGTACATCTCCCCCGTGTTCAACCATTACATCCCCGCCGCGCGTAGGGCTCTGAACCGCGCCGTGACGCGGCTGGTGGAGATGCTGACGCCCAGTAACGCGTTCTTCGAGGTCTACCCGATGGACGAGTACGGCGAGCAGGCCGGCGTCAAGGCCGAAGCCGTGTGGCGGTACCTCTTGTTCCTGACGACGAAGAAGATCCGCATGGGCAGCCTCCTGCGCCAACTCGGCCGCACGTTCTACCTGTACGGACGGTGCATCTCGAAGTTCGGCGTGCGTATGGAGTCCATGGGCCCCGGGGAGCGTCCCGTTGTGTGGCCCACCCTGCGTGCCGTCGATCCGTTCTGCTTCTACGCGTGGCCCGAGACGATGAACGACCTGAACGAGACGACGATGTGCTTCGAGGATGTGTTCATGCCGTACACGTCGTACGAGGAGATCTCGTCGAATCCTGCGGCCAAGGTCGAGCCGCTCGATCCGCAGAAGCTGACGAGCCCGACGTGGCCCTCGTCGTATACCGCTCGCTTGGCCCGCAAGACCATGGTTGAGCCGTCCGCAACGCAGTCGGGCCGCGCCGAAGACGGCGACAAGGTCAAGCCGCCCGTCAGGTTCGTGGAGCTGACGGAGCTGTGGACGCGTGAGAAGGGCCAGTGGCGCATGGAGTGGTACGTGTGGAACTACGAGGGTGGCGTGCGCATCGTGCGCGATCAGGTGTCGCCCTTCGGCACGCACCCATACCGCTGGGCGCAGTCCAACAGCCTCCCCGGCGAGCAGTTCGTGGTGGGCATGATGGATGACTTGGAGCCCATGCAGATCGCCCTGAACGACCAAGTGAACATGACGATGGAGGGACAAGCTGTTGCTATCTCACCGCCCGTGGCGGTTGACCCCAATGTGGTCTCGCGCCCGAACTCCATCGTGTTCAAGCCGCGCGCGCGGTGGTTCATGGACCCCAACGGCGCCAAAGTCCTCGACGTGCCCGACACTACCAAGAGCGGGATCATGGGCGTTAACATGTTCCTTGGCTTTATTGACAGCTTCTCTGGCAGCAATCCATTGGCTGAAGGGCAGCCCACCCGCGGGATGCCTCGCGCTGGCTTCGCTGTTAGCTCTCTGCTCAACCTGTCTCTGGCCGACATCCGCGATGCGGCTCGGCTCATCGAGGACGAGGTCCTTACGCCGAACCTCGGCGACCTGTACCGCATCGCCGCCGCGTTCATGCCCGCCAACCAGGTAACACCGATCCCCGGCACCCAAGGCATGCAACTGATGAAGGTGCCCAAGCAGACGCTGATCGGGGACTGGGAGTTCGCGTGGGTCGGCGCGCAGCAGGCGCAGGACTATCAGGTACGGGCGCAGCGGCTCATGGCGGCGGCGGGCATGCTCATCAAGGGCCTGCCCGTCCTGCAGCCGGCCTTGGACCGCTCGGGCCACACGATCGACTGGCTCGCCATCCTCAAGCGCGTCTGGCGCGACGGCCTGGGCGAGCGTGGCGCCGATTCGATCATCCGCAAGCAGACGCCCAAAGAGCAGCAGATGATGCAGCTCCAAATGCTGCAGCAGATTGCCCAAGCGACGGGGTCCCAGGCTCCAAGTGCGGGCGGTGGCCCCATGTCCGTGCCCACGTCGGGTGAGCAGGCCGAAACGTCTGTGGGCCGGTCCCTGTCGCAGGGGGCGACGGCAGGGCCCTCGGGGGCGATGACCGTATGATGGCCGATGTCCTGCGCAGCCGCCTGCCAGAGACGGTCGATCAGATGTGGGACCGCTGGATGACCCTCATCTGCTGGATGGACTACCGGCACTACAACAAGCTGCAGAACGTCTGCGACTCCGTGGCGTATCACATCCTCTCGGGAGGGGACGCGTGGACAGCGACTTTGATGGGATGATCTCGTGGCCCGAGATGCGCCGGTACCTGGAGGGGCAGTTGCAACAGGTGCGGGCCGCGATGGATGATCTAGAGGGACCGATGCTGTACCGGGCTCAGGGCGAGGCCAAGCGCCTCGTGAAGTGCCTGAACCTCCCAGCAGCCATGACGGTCACCATGAAAGAGGAGGGCACACAGTAATGCCGAGTTCAGCTCCGGCCGACGGTGCCGACAAGGGCACCAGCGAGTACGACGAATGCACGGGGGGCGGCAGCGCTTCCAAGGGCAGTGACCCCTACGTGGGGCGTGGTATCTCGCCCAGCAAAGAGGGTGGCGAAGCCTACACCGTGACAGGTGGCGCGGGCGACAAGACCGGCGACGGTCGCGGGTCGAGCGGCCCGGTGTCGGCCGAGTAGCGATGGGATACGAAGCACAGGAGGGCGTCCTCCCTGTGGTGCTTGACGTGCTCAAGGCGTCGGCCAAATCCACGGATGGCACCGACCCTGTGGAGGCTCCGTTTCTGCGGTGCGTAGCACAATTTGGATGCCCGGGACACGGGCGGGAGCGTGACGAGTAATGGGGATGTGGACTAGGACGTTTGTGCAGGAGTCGGCGCCAACCGACTCGGTGCAGGGGGACCTCTGGTACAAGACCAGCAGCAAGCAGGTGTTCATCATCACGGAGGACCGCGGGACCGCGTTCGTGGAGATCGGCAAGCGCGGCGTCGTCGTGCCAGCGATCACCAACGCCCCTGCAGGTGGCACCGGAGCGACGGGTGGCGCCTACGACACCTCGGGCAACCGCGACGCGATGATTACGGCGCTGAACGGAACGCTGAACACGCTGCGGAGCCAGGGTCTCATCGCCTGATGGCACGCAAGGGCATGCGTCTGGGGCTCAAGCGCGGCAAGAAGCCGATGGCGTTCAAGCCGTCGAAGCCCGCGGCCATCATGCCCATGGCCAAGGCGCCCGCTGACACTGAGAAGAAGGGGAAGGGACTCATGAAGCTCAACCTCGGAGTGGCTGTCGCGCTGCTATTGCTGACCGGCTGTAGCGCCAAGGAAGCGGAGACGCTGCTGACGGCGCCCCTGCACATCAAGTGCGTGGGCAAGGGCGAGACGATCATTGCCGCGGGTCCGTACGCCGGCACCATCCGGTCGGATTGTGGCGACGGGTTCGAGTACCTGCTGGAGCGTGGCAAGTGATGCGCCGCCTCCTGCTCGCCCTCGTTCTGTGTCTCACGTTCGCCTTGCCGGTGGAGTCGCAGGAGGCGTGGAAGCGCACTGGCACGCGCTTTACCTGTACCGTCGACAACATCGCTGCGACGCTCACCGAAATGACTGGGTGCGCGGTACTGGCAGCGAACCTGGGTCAGACCCCGGCGTACTACATCTCGTCCATCGTGGCGCAGTCGACCACGACGACGGGTGGGACGTTTACCATCTCGTCTGGGACCGGCACCAACTGCGGTACGGGGACGACCGCGGTGCTGGCGTCGACCACCGCCCGCTTCTCCGCACCCGCGAACACGGCGACGCCTGCGCTCCTGCGCTTTGACCCCCCGCTCCGTGCGACTACGGGCCATGCGTTGTGCTTGCTGGGCGTGGCCACGAATACGACCACCGCGGTGGTGACGGGGTACATCGCCCCATGATCGAAGCACTGAACTCGCTGACCCGTCCCCTCGTCACCGTGGCCCTCGTCGGAGGGCTGCTGTACGGGTTCTTCATCGGGCGCATCGGGGGTGAGCAATTCTTCACCGTCGTGACGATGGTCATTGGCTTCTGGTTCGGCCAGCGTGCGACGAACGGTACCACCACGGAGAAAGCGGCGGTGACATTTCCGCCCGTTCCTGCAGCACCCAAGGGAGAGTGACCATGGCCGAAGAGAAGGTTGAAGGTTCCACAGGCGCCGTTCCCGCGTTCGACGCGACGGCGTTCATGGGCGAGTTGGAAGGCAAGATCGGCGCCATGCTGGATGCCCGCGTGCCGCAGCCCGCGCAGCCTGCCGTGTCGTATCCGTACGGAGCGATCAAGCCCGCACCTGCAGCCCCCGCCGCGGATGACCCCATGGGCACGTTGGTGGACCCCTACGTGCAGCGTGCTGTGAAACCGCTGCAGGAGCAGGTCGCGCAGGCCACCATCAGGGCGCAGTCCGCGGAGGATCTGGCGCGCTTCCGTGCCGCCCATCCCGACCTGTCACCGGAGTTGGCGCAGAAGGTCGAGCAGGCGTTTGGTCGCCTGCTGGAAGCTGGGACGCCGTTCGTGCGGGAGGACGTGCTGGCCTGGGAGATGGGCAAGAACTTCGACACGTACCGCAAGGAAGCGGACAAGCGTGAGCAGGCTGAGCGCGACCGCGTCGCTGCTGCCGCCACCGCAGGCGGCTACAGCCCCGGCGTAGCGAACGGGATCAATCAGGACTTCAATACGATGTCCGACGAGCAGCTCGCGCTGGCGCTGAAGGGCAAGACCTTCTGATGCAGCCCAGCATCGGTCGCATCGTCGTCTACAACCACCCCGGTAGCGCGGACGGGAAGTTTCCGCCTAAGCAGTCTCCGGCAGTTGTACAACGCGTGAACGAGGACGGTACCGTTGAACTGTTCATCATGAGCGTCTACGGCGGACTGTTCTTCAACCACAACGTCACGCAGGGCGATGGGCCGTGCCAGTGGAACTGGCCCCCACGGATCTAGACACATACGTCTACCACGGTAGACACTGACTTCGTCGCCGCTCCGCATCTGCTCGATGCGCCAGCGGTGGCGGCCCGAGGATCGTCACGAGCTGGCCCCGCGCTGTGGGCTGGCGGTGAGCGGACGGTTCTCGCGCGGCAGACAGCGCATGACTTGATGAGCAAGAAAGTGAGGTGCAACGAGACATGGCGGATGCAGTAACAAATTTCAGTGCGATTTCGACGGATGCTCCAAACGTCCAGATCGCCCGGGAGACCTATCGGCTCGCCGAACGTCGTCTTCAGCTCGGTCAATTCGCGAAGCGCTATAACCTAGCGCAGCGGATGGGCAAGACGCTGCGGATCATTCGGTACAAGCGGGTGGCGCTTCCTGTGGCGACGCTCACGGAAGGATCGCCTCCGGATGCGGTCGCGCTGTCGCTCGAAAACGTGGATGTCACGGTGGAGCAGTGGGGTATCGTCGTTCTGCTGACAGACGTGGCGCTCATCACGACCGATCATCCGGCCCTTCAGATCGCGGTCTCTCGGACTGCGATGGCGATGGCTGAGATGCTGGAGCGTGAGATGGCGCAGGTGCTGTTGGCTGGGACGCAGGTGCGCTACGGCGCTGCCGCGACGACTCGCGCGGGCTTGGACGGCACGAAGAAATTCGCGACGGCCGATGCGCTGGCGATGACCACGCTGCTGCGTGCAAACGGAGCAGAGGATTTCGAGGCTGGTCTATACGGTGGTGTCATTCCTCCGCAGGTGGAGTCGGACATTATCGCGTCAGACAGTGTGTTCCAGGCCGCGTCGAACTTCGCCAACGTCCGCAGGCTGGACTTTGGTGAGATCGGTGTGTGGCAGGGGGTGCGCTGGGTGCGCGGGAATTTCCTCCCCATCTACAAGGGGCAGGCGGCGCCGTCGGCCAGTGCTGAGTCGGGGACGTTGGATGCCGGCACGCTCGCCGCGCAGATCAACTACATCGGCTCGGGTGGCAGCATTACCAACGCCAACTTCAAGTTCCAGGTCGTGTGGAAGGACAAGCTCACGGGGTATGAGCGACATATCTCGCAGGCTTCGGCCAACCTCGCGTCTGGTGCTGGCTCGAACTCTTTCACGGTCGATGTCCCCGCAGCCTCTGTCGTCAACTACGTGTACGACGTGTACATGACGGCGGCGGGCGGCTCGGGCAGCCTGTTCAAGGTCCTGTCGAATCAGACCACGGCCACCTCGTCCACCCGGACGACGGAGCCCGCGGGTACTGAGGCGGTGGCGCCGAGCGCTCCGGCTGCGGCCAAGGAAGTGTTCTTCGGGTGGGTGTTTGGTAAGGACGGGTTCGGTCGAGTGGAGCTGGACGGTATGTCCCTGCAGTCGTATATCACGCCTGCTGGGGCGTCCTACAGCAACCCGCTCGCTCAGGGTCGTAAGGTCGGCTCGAAGGTCATGTGGAAGTCGTTCATCATCGACAACCTCTACTTCGTCCGGCTGGAGGCCAACTCGGCCTATTCCGCGAACCTCCCGACGGGTTAAACCGTCGTGGGCATGTCTCGGAGTGCCAGAGGTATCGGGGCGCTCTGGTGGATCTCATCGCCACCGGGCGCCCCACATCTTTCTCTAGGGGAGTGATATGAAAGAGAAGGTCGTTCTCACCAACGTCGAAGCCGCCCCCAAGGTCGTCAAACCCCTCGCCGCCGCCCGCGCCCGTCTCATGAAGCCCGTCCGCCAAGCCGCGGCCAAGAAAGCGAAGGCGACGCGCTTGTCCAAACAGGTGAACTGGAAGGGCGAACCGCGCCAGCGCAAGGCCAAGCGCAGGCCCCCGGAGCCCGTGCCGCGCATGGTCGTCCACCTGCGTCAGCGCTACACCCTCGGCCCCCGGTCGTACGGCCCCGGGGCCATGACCGTCACCGAGGACGTGGGGCGGGCCCTGCAGGAGATGGAGTACCGCGCTGGCCAAGAGGAGGCCCGCCTGCACCAGGACCGCGCCTTCGTCATCGGCGCCGGCAACAGGCTCATGGAAGTGGACCCAGCGACGTTCGACATGTCGATGGGCGGGATGTTGCCGCATAGCCAGATTCGGGCCTAGACTGAGGGCAGGAGGAACGCATGTCTTATAAGGCTGTTGTCTCGCGCGTCACCGCCGAGGGGGAGACCTTCCAGGTCGAAGTCATCGCCAAGCACGAAGCCGAGCTGGCGAACCGTCTGGAGGTCGCGGGGAAGTGCCTCGATCACAGGCTGCACCAGCAGAACCTGCGCATCATCGCCGCCCATCAGCGGATGCAGAAGTTGGACCATGACTCCCGCTTGGTGGTGCACGAGATCTTTCAGCTCCTGAACGGCAAGCGCATGCCCAAGCCCGGCGAGATGACGCTGCAGATCGCCGCGGGGCAGGACGCGCAGGACTCCGCCGCGGACCAGATGGACGCGGAGAACGGTGGCAACCCGTACCAGCCGCACCCCGGCCTCGACTCGATCACGAAGCACGTCGACCAGCAGCGCGCAGGGGCGGTGGCGTGAACGTGGCCCTCGTCCCCGTGGACCCGTACGATGATACGACCGGGCTCCTATTCCCGTTGCTGCTACAGCGCATACGGGATTACGGGAACGGTCTAAAGTTTGAAGTGAAAGGCGACTCGCTGGCGGAGATGATCGGCCGTCGCCTCATCGGGAAGGACCCGACCGTGGCTGCCGTGGCGTTCTGCGCCAAGGGCAAGATGGTCGGCCACGCGATTGCGACGGTGGAGGAGCTGGGTGGCGACCGCTGGGTGTTCATCCAGCAGTGCCGTTTGGACCCCAAGGTGGATGCCGGGGATGCCGTCAAGCGTGCCATCGACTTGGCCACGGACTGGGGCCGCCAGTTCGGTGCCACCCGCCTGCTGTTCGGCACGCACCGCAGCGATGCGGCGTGGGAGAAGAAGCACGGATTCACCGTCGTCCGTAAGATGCTCGGACGCGAGATTCCTACACAGGAAGCGGAAGGGGCTGAGGTCGCCTGAGCACGACAGAGCGGACGGCAGGGACGACGCGTCAGGAAGCTGGTGGAGATCCATGGTTGAACATGACCAACTACCAGCGCCAGCAGCTTCTCGGGACCGCCACCGCGGGGTTGGCTGGTAGCGCAGCAAACTACCTGCAGCCGGGACAGCTACGGTTTCTGACTGGTGCCACGGGCGCAGGCGGCAACGGTGCTATCGCCAACGAGGCAGCGATGCGCCGACTCCTGTCCCCCAATGCCCTGGAGACCCCCAGCGCGACAGAGCGTGGTTACCTGTCGAGCATCGAGAGGATGGCCAACCAGAATCCTGTGGACCCGCTCGAACAGCAGGGGCTGAACCGCCAAGAGAGCACCATTGACCCGTCGCGGAATCTGGCGGCGGCGAACCAGTACGTCAACCAGATCTCGGGTCCAGCGATCACGTCGGCGCTCAACGCGGGCGGCATGGGACGCAGCGGCGCAGGCGCCGAGGCTCTCGCGCAGGAAGGCACGCGTATGGCGCTGCCCATCCTCAGCGATTCCCTTGGAGCCACACGCGGGCTCGCGAGCAGTGAACTGGGGCTTGGTGGCCAGCTACGAGATCGCCGCCTCGCGAACCTGCAGACCGCGCTGTCCGCTGCGGAAGCGCCGCGTCTTGCGGATCTAGCCAGCACGACGAAGCCCGAACAGTTGCTGCTGTCGGCGTACGGGCTACCTCCGCAGGCCACAGGTGCGGGCTCGTACAGCACACGTTCGTCGCA